TTGGTAACAATAATTGGTAGCCCGGCATAGTAGACACCGGGAGGGATAGGGCGGGAAGAATTTTGAAAGGAGGTGCCGAAGATGGCCAGTGGATGCAGTGCGAAAAGCAAAGAGAACCTGCGCCCATGGAAAAAAGGGCAGAGTGGGAACCCAAGTGGGAGGGCGAAAATCCCCGAAGACGCCAAAGCAATGCTGAAAGCGGCGACTCCTGCGGCAGTCAAGCTGCTGGTGGATACCCTAAACAACACAAATGAGAAAACCGAAACGCGGGTAAAGTGCGCAGAAACCGTACTTGACCGTGTATACGGCAAGGCCAATCAGCCGATTGATTTGGGTGGCGAGATACCCAAAATCGAGATCGTGCTGGGCAATGGCAAGGAGTACGCCAAATGACGGTCAATTTAGGCACACCGAATCCCAAGCAGGAGCAGTTTTTGCTGTCGGAAAAGCGCAGGGTGTGTTACGGCGGTGCCAGAGGCGGCGGTAAGAGCTGGGTGGTGCGAGCAAAGGCCACCATGCTTGCCGTTAATTATAGCGGCATCAAGATACTGATCCTGCGCCGGACATATGCCGACCTGTGGCAAAACCATGTGCTGGAGCTGCGAAAGGTGCTGGAACCCGACATAGCAACCTATCGGGACTCGGAAAAGGCGATGATATTCCCAAACGGCAGTCGTATCCGTTTTGGATACTGCTCGGCCGAGGCCGATGTATTGCAGTATCAGGGGCAAGAGTACGACATCATGTTTTTGGACGAGGCGACACAGTTTACCGAGTTTATGTACAACAACCTTGTTGCATCAAACCGTGGAGCCAACGACTTCCCCCATCGGATGTACTTGACCTGCAACCCCGGAGGAGTCGGCCATGCGTGGGTCAAGCGCCTGTTTATCGACCGGGACTACACGGCCTCTGAAAACCCAGAAGACTACGAGTTTATACCGGCAAAGGTGTACGACAACAAGGTTTTGGTGGATAAGGACCCAGACTATGTTCGGATGCTGGAGACCCTCCCGGAGGATATGCGCCGGGCATGGCTGGACGGCGACTGGAATGTGTTTGCAGGGCAGTATTTTGCAGAGTGGCGTGATGATATCCATGTGATAGACCCCATCGAGATACCCGACTGGTGGAGACGCTACTTTGCCATGGACTACGGCTTGGATATGCTGGCCGGATACTGGATCGCCATTGACGGCGAGGGCAACGGCTATGTGTACCGAGAGATATACGAGTCGGGGCTGATTGCATCGGATGCCGCCATGCGTATCAAGGAGGCCAACGGGGACGATAAGATCGAGCAATGGCTTGCACCGCCCGACCTGTGGAACAGGCGTAACGACACAGGACGCAGCGTGGCAGACATATTTATGGAGCAGGACATTCCGCTGGTCAAGGTGGACAACGACCGTATCAACGGCTGGCAGGATGTACACGAGTGGCTCAAGCCGAGGGACAGCAGAGATATCATAACCGGCGACAAGACAAGGATAGCAGGGCTGCGGTTTTTCCGCAACTGTAAGCAGGTCATCCGCTGTTTGCCGATGGTCCAGTATGATGACCACAAGCCTAACGATGTAGCGACAGAGCCGCACGAGCTGACCCATGCACCTGATGCCATCAGGTATTTTTGCAGCGGTAGACCGTATGCGGGACAGCCGCCGGTTACAAAGTACAAGCTGCCGCCGGAGCTGCGGCAGACCGAAGAACAAGGAGGGTATCAGGTATGGTAAGACGATGGCTCAAACGCCTGATCCTGTGGGCGTTAGGGGACGACCAGACGGCACAGGAGCAATATGCAACAAAGATATTCAGCGAGTGGCTTAACGGCCCGGAGGATTGATATGAGTGATGTAACCCTGTGGACGCTATACCGAGAGGGTGTGGCGTACCAAAACAAGATGGGCTTTAGCACCAAATTCCCGACCTTTGTGCGATTTAAGGAGGGCGACCAGTGGCCACAAGCAACAGAGCGCACCAAAAACCTGCCGAGACCCGTCCTTAACATCGTGGACATGATCGTCCGCAGCAAGCGCTCCAGCGTGCTTGACCAGCCTGTCAGCATCGTCTACAGACAGGGCAGCGCCAGCGGTAACGAAATCATTGACCAGATGCACCAGGACGCCGCCGAGAACTGCACCGAGTACGCACGGACGATCTGGGACAGAGCCGACATGGACAAGCTGTGCAACGAGGCGTGTGACGATGCAGCGACCAACGGCACAGGCATATGGCACTTTTACTGGGACACCAGCGTAACAGGCGACAAATATGTGGGGGAGCTTCGCGGGGAAACCGTGGATGCTCTCAATTTTTTTGTAGCCAACCCGCAGCTCCGGGATGTGCAGAAGCAGGACTACCTCATCATCGCCCAGCGGCTCAAATTGGGCGCTGTACGCAAGATGGCAAAGGACAGGGGATTGCCTGCGGAAAAGGTGGCAAACATCTGCCCCGATGAATTTGAGGATGCAAGCACCTATCAGGCCGAGAGAATCGAGCTGGACGGCAAGGAAAACGAAAAGGTCACGGTGCTGACCAAGTATTACCGCAAGAACGGTGAGGTCGTGTTTGACAAAGCGACCCGCAGCGTGGAGATATGCACGGCAGTACCGCTTACCCCGCAGGGCAGCCCCGTCCGCATCAAGCTGTACCCTGTGGCGGCGCTCAACTGGAAGCTGCGTAAAGCCTGTTTCTACGGCATCGGCGAAATTGAGGGGCTTATCCCCAACCAAAAGCTCATCAACTTTATGTACGGAATGCAGGCGCTGGCCATCCAGCAGATGGGCTTCCCGAAAATCGTGGCAAAGCCCGGTGCAATCAGACAGCCGCTGACAAACGAGCCGGGGGAGATCGTCACCGACTACTCCAACGGCGGGATATCGTACCTGCAGCCTCCGGCGTTTTCGTCTGCTGCTACGCAGGTGAGCAACGACATGATCGACCTTACCCGCGTAGTGACAGGCACGACCGAGGTGACGACTGGCGAGTCCTTGGGTGCAAACATGGCCGCATCCGCAATCATTGCATTGCAAAACCAAGCGCAGACCCCTGTCAACGAGATCCAGCGCAGATACTGGCATGCAGTAAAAGAGATCGGCCGCATTTGGATGGAGTTTTTCAAAACCTACTGCTCCGACAAGCGGGAAATCGTCATTGAGATGGGGGACGAGGTATCAGGCAGAGCATTTACGGGTACGGACTACGCCATGTACGACTTTGACCTGCAGGTGGATGTAGGAGCCTCCTCCGAGTATTCTGCGGTGCTGGCACAGGCCACACTGGATAAGATGCTCGACCGGGGAGATATCACAATCGACCAGTACATAGAGCTGTCCGACCCGAATGTAGCCCCGTTTAAGGAGAAGTTTAAGCGGATGCGGGAGATGCAGCCGACCCCGATGGGGATGCCCGGAGTACCAGAAGAAAACATCGAGGGGCTGCAGAGCGTATCGGGAGTAGGCGGCGTACCATTGCCGGATGTCCCAAAGGCCCCAACCCCGCTAGACAAGTACAAAGGAGGCGGTAATAATGCTGTGCCCAAACTGTAAGGCAGAGATGCGGATCACAGGCAAATACCTTACATTCACCGGGGATACCTCTCCAAACACAGAGACAAAAGCGTTTATCAAGCTGCAGCTGGAGTGCAAGAACCCCAAATGCACCAACAGGACACCGACCTATGTGACCAACCCCTTGGAGGGATAACCAATTTTTAAGTGGCTGCTAAACGGAACAAACCGAACCTCGCCACAGAAAGGAAATTATGGACGAAGAAATCATGACTGCTGCTAATGAAGATATCGTTGAAGATATCGACTCCTCTCCCGCAGTAGAGGAAACCGAGCCTGTCGAGCAGGAAGAACCTGCGGTGCAGGAAGAACCGACCGAGACACAGCGTGTGTCACGGAGAATCAAAGAAGCATCCCAAAAGAGCGTGGACGACTTTATCCGCAGCATGGGCCTGACCAATCATTATGACAATGACAGGCCCATCACCACAAAGGCGGAGTATGAAGCCTTTGTTGCGATGCAGCGACTGGACGAGGACGGCCAAACCGACCCCGTATCAGCTTACCGGAATCAATCCTTGGAAGCGGAGATTGCCCGCTTGCGGAGCAATGAGCGCATGAGAGAGCTGGAGGCTGACCCTGTAAGAGGGCAGACATTCACAAAGCTCAAAGACCAAGTGGTTGAATTGATGGACTACTGCACCCAGGAGGGGACGCCCTGCAGCGTGGATGCAGCGTTCAACACAATTTTGGCGAACAGCTATTTTGACCTCGCCAACGATGCTGCAAACAAGGCAAAGGAGGACACGCTCCGAAGAATCAACAACAACGCACAAGCATCTCCCGGAGCATTGACGGGCGAAAGCCCCGAAACCGAAGCCGACTACATGAAGATGTCGGACAAAGACTTTGAAAAGCTGTATCAAGCTGCACTCCGGGGGGAATTAAAAAATTAAGGAGTGTATAAAACTATGGCAACTACTACCCAGACTTACGGTAATCTTACCGCTGAACAGAAAACCTTTTACGACCGCACCCTGCTGTCCCGGCTGCTGCCCAATCTGACCTTCCTCAAGTACGGCCAGAAGCGCCCCATGCCGAAGAACGAGGGCGGCACCATCAACTTCCGCCGCTTCAACTCCCTTGATGTCCCTGCGGCATCCCTGACCGAGGGCGTGACCCCTGACGGCGACAACCTGTCCATCACCGCTGTGACCGCTACCGTGGCGCAGGAGGGCAACTGGGTCCGCCTGTCTGACAAGATCAGCATGGTCGGCATCGACCCCGTCCTGACGGAGTCCGCTGCGCTGATGGGCGAAAACGCCGCCAAGACCCTGGAGACCCGCTGCGCGGATGTTATTTTCAAGGGTACTTCCCAGCAGTTTGCTGGCGGCGCTGCTTCCGCTGCCGCTATTGCCGCCGGTAAGGTGGTAAACAGCGAGGAGATCAAGAAAGCGGTGCGCACCCTGCGCAACAACAACGCCGAGCCCCTAGAGGGCGGCTATTACATCGGCTTCTGCGATCCCAGTGTAGCATACGACCTGCAGAACGACAGCCTGTGGCAGGATATCTCCAAGTACAATGGTGCAGAGAACATCATGAAGGGCGAGATCGGTCGTATCCATGGTGTCCGTTTCATTCTGACCACCATGTGTCCCACCGATGCAACGACCGCTACTGCGGGTACCCTGCATAAGACCCTTATCGTAGGCAAGGACGCTTACGGCGTGGTCGATGTGAACGGCTCCTCCAAACCCGAAATCATCATCAAGCCCACTGGCTCCGCTGGTACCGAGGATCCCCTGAACCAGCGCGCGAGTGTCGGCTGGAAAGCGATGGCAGTTACTGTCCGTCTGCAGGAGCTGGCAATGGTCTGCATCCAGTCCATGGCTTCTGCCTAACCAAATACAAGGGAGGGGGGTAACACCCCTCCCTTCTTTTACAGAAAGGATTTAACATGGCTAAAGAGATTAAGAACCCCGACATGGTCGGAGAGATCGTAGAAAAAGCGACCGGCGAGGAACTCGCCAAGGGCAAGAAGGTACGCATTCGTCTGCCGAAGGACAAGCTGAACAAAGAAGATGTCGTAGTGCCTGTGTGCATCAACGGCTATACCTATCAGATCAAGCGCGGCGAATGGGTGGATGTACCCGAAGAAGTTGCCCGCATCCTTGAAGAAGCAGGGTACATGGGGTGATTGAATGAACAAGAACGATGCCATCAACGGTGCGCTGCGGTGGATAGATGAAGCCACCGTAAACGGCGCTGCCGCAAGCAACGGATTTATAGCCGACTACAAGGACAGAATGGAGCACCTGCTGGACGGTGCTGTTGCAATGGTGGAATCGCAGTTCCCGCTGATCGAATCCATCAGCATCGTTCAGAACATGCCTCGGTGCATGGAGGGCTCCCATTTTGAAGCTAATACGGTTTATCCCGGTGATACCTACGAGTTTACCAACAGTGATGCAAAAGCCTACACGCTTGAAATTTGCGGTGTTCTAACAGCGACTATCGATGGGGCCCGGCAGCAGATCACCGCTCCTGAGTTCCAGCGGCTTTCCGGCAGCTTTAACGGCAGTATCAAGTTGGAATCGCAGTACCCATTCCAGGTAAGAAACGCTGCGTTTTATGCATTCCCGCTTGTAGAAATCCCGGAGCACATAGCATGGGTACCGTATGAGCTGCCCAAGCAGATGAACGGCATGGTGAAAATCCTTTTCTCCGGTGACGGCGTGGCCTTCCGCGACTTTTCCGACTACCGGCGGCTGGATGAATACCATATTGCGATCCCGTACCATTACAGCGGGCAGTTCGATATCCAGTATAAGCACCGGCACGCCACCCTTGCAGGCGCTTCCGGTGCGACCGAGATAGAGGTGGAGCCCAAGGCGGTTCCGCTGATCCCACTTCGGCTGGCCATTGATGCCACAAGCGGCATTGATGAGACACTGGCGCTGAATCAGTTCCTCACCGGACGCTTTGCAGAGATGGTAGGCGCTATGACGGACGAGGACATCGAGAAACACCAAGTAATTGAAACCGTATTCATGATGTAAGGAGGGGAGCAAATGAGATATTCCCCGGCAAAACTCCCCAGCGCTGATGTGGTAAAGACCAATGCCATGGTCATTAACGACTTTTATGGCTGCGACTTTTCCAGCGGCGCAACCAATATTGACCCAAGAAGAAGCCCCAACTGCGAGAACATGATCCGTTCCTCCCCCGGCCGCGTGAGAAAGCGCCTTGGCTTTGCCAAGACGGCGGTATACGATGGCCGTATCAATGGTCGGTTCTCTCTGGATGGGACAGATATTATCCATGCGGGCACGAAACTGTATGCAGGAGATACGCTGATCTCGTCCGCCATGAATGATGCCTTTTCGGTTGGCAAGAACTTCGATAAAGCGCTGTACCTGCTGGATGGAGCACACTACTACAAGGTAACGCACAGTGGCGACACCTTTACCGTGGCTAATGTATCGGACAGCGCCTATGTGCCGCGCATCGTTATCAATAAAAATCCGGATGGTACCGGCGGAACAACTTATGAGGATATCAACCTCATGTCGGATAAGTGGACGGAATCTTTCTATGTAGGAGATAAGACCGCAGCAGCAACAGTATTTCAACTTTCCCTTGAAAATTTGGATACAACACCTGTAACGGCAAAGGTATTGCAAGCTGACGGTTCCTTCGTAGACAAGGTAGAGACTACCGACTTTACTGTAAACCGCACCAGCGGCACCGTGACATTCGTAGCCGCTCCGGGTAAATCCCCTTTGGAGGGCGCGGACAATGTATATATCACTGCATCTAAGGACAGGAGCGAGAGCCGCAGCCGCATTACGAACTGCGATACCTGTATTGTGTATGGCGAGACGGGCACACGGCTATTTGTGACCGGCGATCCGAACTTTAAGAACAGGGATTTTTGGTCGGCGCAGAATGATTTTTCCTATTTTTCCGATTTATCCTATTCGATACTGGGCGAGGATAGCGAGCGCATTGTAGGTTATTCCATCGTGGGCGACAGGATAGCGGCCCACAAGAGCGGAACCACCGGCGCGGTGTATGTGCGCACCGGCTCCACGGTAACGGAGACCGATGATCTCGGCAACAGCGTGGAGACCTTTGCATTTAAGACCGGAAATGTCATCACCGGACACGGCGCCATCGCTCCGCACAGCTTTGTGCCGACCGATAACGAGCCGCTGTTCCTTTCCTCCACCGGCATATTTGCCTTGACTGCTTCCGATGTGACCGGCGAGCGCTATGTGCAGAGCCGCAGCTTTTATATCAATCCGAAGCTGCTTTCGGAAAGCAATATCGCCGATGCCTATGCCTGCATCCACAAGGACTTTTATTTCATTGCGGCCGGTGCTGGCGTGTATGTGCTTGACCTGCTGCAAAAGCACTACGAGGATGGGGAGCCGTATTCCAACTACCAGTACGAGTGCTTTTATCTGACCGGAATACCCGCAAGGGTGATCTGGGACGATAACGGCGAACTGTTCTTTGGTACGGCGGACGGCAAAGTATGCAAATTCAATACCGATGAGACCGCTCCCAACTCCTACAACGACACGATGGACGGGGAGACATACACACCAGTAGGGTGCCAGTGGGAAACCCCAGATATCGATGGCAAGACCTTTTACTCCAGCAAGCACTTCCGTTACCTTGCGTGCAGGCTGTCTGCGTTCGTTCGGACGAGCGTAAACGCCTCTGCGATGTGCAGTGGCAAATGGATCTCCATTCTGACCGATGCGAGAACTGCCCGCTTCTTCTCATGGGAGGATATAGACTGGTCGAAGTGGACATGGAGTACCGATGCAACTCCGAAGGTATTGGGCAGGAAGCTGGATATGCGCAACCTTGATAAAGTGCGGTTCCGCTTCTCCAACGGCAATGCGGAGCCTTTCGGCATCGAGAACATCGCAGTAGAGTACCGAGAAACGAGAAAGTACAGGGGGTAAGCTATGTTTGAAAAAATCAAAGCATCCGACGGCAATCCCTATACCCCGGATGCAGTATTTACCGATAGTGACGGCAACAGGGTTGGGGTAATTGGGCAGGACACCACCCCGAACCTTTCCGTCAATGAAATGCAATTCTCCGTAGAGGCTGTGGTGCGTGAGGTCGTCATTCCTGCGTATAACAGCCTTGTTGATGCCCTGAACGCACTGGCGGCTGCCAGCAATATGGGCGCAGCAGATATTAAAGGTAATGCCAGTACCGTACAGGCGGAGCTGGCCAAGCGCATCATCACCGGCAATGTGAAATACATCCGGTTGAACAGCGACAAGGTGCTGGAAACCAGCAATGACGGCGAGACATGGGAAGCCACCGGGTCTTCCGGCCACATCATCATAGCGCCGGATGGCACAGTAGCGCCGCAGCGCAGCCGCCTGAAATTCGCCAATGGCACAGTAACAGATGATGGTACCGAAACCATTGTTACCGGCCTGAAAGGCGATACCGGCCCGCAGGGCGAGAAAGGCGACACAGGCGAGCAGGGGCCGAAGGGTGACCAAGGCCTGACAGGCCCCGTTATTGTTCCCTATGTAGATGCCAGCGGCGTTATGTCCTTCACCATTCAGGATACCGCCATTGCCCCGCAGGCCGTCAGTGTGAGAGGCCCGCAGGGGCCGCAGGGCGTACAGGGCGAGCAGGGCGCACAGGGTACGAGAGGCCCGCAAGGCTTACAGGGCGTACAGGGCATCCAGGGCCCCAAGGGCGAAACAGGCGAACAGGGCCCTGCCGGTGCTACCGGAGCCACAGGCGCAACCGGCCCCAAAGGTGATAAAGGCGATACTGGCCCCAAGGGGGATACCGGTGCAACCGGTGCCCGTGGAGCAACCGGCGCAACCGGCGCACAAGGCCCGGCTGGTCCCGCAGGCCCCAAGGGTGAACAGGGCGACACCGGCGCTACAGGCGCTCCCGGCGGCAGAGGCCCGGAAGGCCCGCAAGGCCCAATCGGCCCACAAGGCCCCGTAGGCCCCGCAGGTAAAGACGGAACCAGCCTGTATATCGAGGACAGCTATCCTACACTGGCAGCGCTGAAAAACGCGATCCCAGCCGGTAACGATAAGATGTACTATGTGCAGGAAGATGGCGAGTGCTACATTTATAGCGAGACGGCCAATGACTGGGTAAGTGTAGGTGCTTTGCAAGGCCCCATCGGCCCGCAAGGACCGCAGGGTGTCCAAGGCCCACAGGGCGAAGTAGGCCCCACAGGCGCTACTGGCGCAACAGGCGCAACAGGCCCAAAGGGCGCACCTGGCGAAAAGGGCGCAGACGGCGCAGCTGCTACCATCACGGTCGGTACAGTTACTTCCGGCGCTGCTGCTTCCGTTACCAACAGCGGCACTACCTCCGCTGCGGTTTTCGATTTTGTACTCCCCAAAGGTGACAAAGGCGAAAAGGGCGATACCGGCGCAACAGGCCCACAGGGTGAGACTGGCGCTACTGGCCCGGCTGGTGCTACCGGCGCAACAGGCCCCCAAGGTGAGCAGGGTATTCAGGGCATTCAAGGCCCCGTTGGCCCGCAGGGCGAACAAGGCCCCGCAGGCGTAGCCGGTGCCGATGGTAAATCCGCCTATCAGACCGCCGTAGAGGGCGGCTATTCCGGTACGGAAACGGCGTTCAATGCGGCGCTGGCGGATGTGCCCGGCCATATTGCAAGCAAGGCCAACCCCCACGAAGTAACCAAAACGCAAGTGGGCCTTAGCAATGTGGACAATGTGAAGCAGGCCCCCTATACCCATGTTTCCGATAAGGCTAACCCACATGGCGTAACCAAAGCCCAGGTCGGACTTGGAAATGTAGATAACACCAGCGATGCCAATAAGCCGGTGTCTACCGCACAGCAGACGGCAATCAATGCCTGCAAGGTAAAGAAGAATACCCTCTCCCTCCCCACGGCATCCTGGACAGGCAGCGGCCCCTATACCCAAACAGTCACCATAACCGGCATCACCGTCAACAGCAAAGTAGACATCCAAATGGACGCAACAGCCCTCGGTGTACTCATCGACAGCGGCACCAGCGCTATCTGGATTGAAAACAACAATGGCACCCTTACCGCAAAAGCGCTTGGAGAGAAGCCCAATGCTAATCTTTCGGTTCAGGTGACCATCACGGAGGTATCTGCATGAGCGTAATTTACGGAAACCCAATAATTACCAACGGGGGGGGGGGGGGGGGGGGTAAAACTCAACATTGATTACGGTTCTACCCCGCCGAGCGACACCAGTAAACTATGGGTGCCGCTCTCCGGGAAACCGGACAAGGTGGAGTGCAGCCCGGTACTGAATTATGGTAGTGAATACTTAAGTGACTACGCAGCAATTGGTACAGGAGGAGAATTTTCAAGTTCAAACGGCAGCTGGTCTTCTTCGTTTCAATATGAAAATTATTTGTATTGGGGATATTCTGGCACAAAACTGAAACGCTTGAATATTGAAACAAATGTCGTTGACGAAGTAACGATGGATTCTGTTTTGGGACATTCTGGGAGTTCTTCTACGGCAGGTCACTATTCTTTTTGTCAAAATGGTAATAATGTTTACTGTGCAATAAACTCTACAGCGATTTCAAGCACGGCTTATTATAGCTCGGTAGTGAAAAGTGATTTGACAACAAAAACGGCTGAAAAGATTTGTAGTTTGCCATACGATTCTGACATACAGACAGATGTTAACTATATGGCCATGCAGTATCTTAACAATAAATTGTATTTATTCGGGGGTACACGAATTAGCTATGCCAATGTTTCAAATAAGATTAAAATTGTTGATCTAAGCACCAACTCAGTATCCGTTGCGAATGCTGTAATTCCTGTGTCAGGAAAAATGTTTACAACATGTGCTATTGGTTCAAAAATATACATAATGGGAGGCGCTGAGCAATATTCTCCCAAAAATGGTGTATATGTTTATGACACAATAAACGATACATGTGTATCTGTGGCAACATATCCCGTTAATGCTGCGGGTATGACATGTATTCCCTATGCTAAATATATCTATTGCTTTGGAGGTTCTACATCTAATTTTAATGATACGACTCCCAATGTTCAAATAAATACTATTTATAGATTTGATACAACTACAAATCAATTTACACAGCTTTCTATTGTACTTCCTCAAATTAGCATTTGGGTGCTGTTCTACAAAATAAATAGCATGAAGTATAAACTTTGTGCTCCTACAAATGCAGGAAAAAGTGGGAGCTATCAGGTTATAAAAACGCCATATGTCGATAATTTTGTCATTGAGTCTCCACTCACAAATAACAATCTTCTGCTGCAAGAGGATTTCGGAGTAACCGGCCTCTGGTCTGCTCTCAAATCCAAAGATACCGACCTCAAGGTAAAGGTTATCAACGCCTACCTTGGTGACAGCAACAACATAGCACAACCTACAAACGCATACCTCTACGACAGCAAAGACCTCAAGTGGAAATCCCTTTCGGGTGAAAGCTATGTAGCGGATATGCAGAACGCACTAAATATATTAGGGGTGAACTAAATACTCACCCCGGAAAGGGTGAATATGAGTATTTTAGGAAATCCCATTACATTGGGTGGTGGTGGAAGCAAAGCACCAGACTACACCTATACTGGCAATGCGGAATGGTACAACGAAGAAAAGACCATTTTGAAACTGAAAACCAGTGGTGTGTTGACATTGAGCAAAGATTGCTACGCTGATGTATTTGTTGTTGGCGGCGGTGCGAGTGGTGCAGGAAGCTACGGGAATTATATACCACAATGCGGTGGAGGAGGTGGCGGCGGAGGATATACAAAAACTCAAAGAGTTAGTTTTATTAAAAATACAGAATATTCTGCTGTTATTGGTGCCGGAGGTGCAAGTGTTGCAAATAATATTTTAAGTAACACTGGCGGTAAAGCAGGCGGAACAACATCATTGAATGGAGTTTCAGCTAATGGCGGTAATGGCGGAACCGGAGGTTATGGCTCTTCATCCGGGTTTGGCACGCAATACGGAAATGGTGGCTCTGGTGGCTCTGGTGGAGGTTCATCTTTTTGGGCAAATGCTTCAAGTTACGCTGGTACTGGTTCTGGTGGTGCTAATGGCAATGCTGGAACAAGTAACAGAACATCTTACGGCACTCTCCCAGGAGGTGGTGGACAAGGAACCACGACAAGAGCATTTGGCGAACAAGATGGGGAGTTGTTTGCTGGAGGTGGCGGTGGTGCGAATGGAAACACACCCAACAGTAAAGATTGGAATGGTGGTGCTGGAGGCGGTGGAACTGGTGGCGGAACCAATGATTCGCATGAAGCTACTGCCGGAACAGAAAACACAGGCGGCGGCGGTGGCGGAGTGCTTCCGTATTTTAGCAATATTCTTCGATATTCGGGTGCTGGTGGCTCCGGTGTTATCCTCATCCGCTTTACATAAGGAGGTGCAACTATGTACGCACTAATTGAAAACGCAAAAGTAACCAACATCGTTTCCGCTGATAAGCGGGGAGCAAATAGCCTTATTTCCGCAGGGTTAAACCTTGTTCATACAGATAAACCTGTTGCCATCGGTGATGATTATATTGACGGTAAATTCTATCGTGATGGTTCCGAAGTTCTCACGCCATTAGAGGAAGCTCTTTTAGTACAAGCAGATATGCAAGAAGCATTAGAAATATTGGGGGTGACTTAATGGGTTATTATACCGAAAAAGCCAAAGAAGTAAAAGCAAAGCAGGATGCAGAGTTGGAACAGCTAAAAGCGGCTCTGCAAACCCTTGGCGTAGAAACTGAAGAAAAGGAGGAAACAGCCAATGCGGAATGACATCTTAGAGCAGGCGCAGGAAATCCGGACGAGCATTGACAGCGTGACCGGCACCATGGCGGACGCTGATGCAGCAAAGAACCCCATGTTGTTCCTGCCATGGGAAGTTGGCACCAAGTATGCGGTGGGTGACCGCAGGCGGCACGATGGCAAGGTGTACAAATGCTTGCAGGCCCACACCTCGCAGGCAGACTGGGAACCCCCGGCTGTTCCTGCTCTGTGGGTAGTAGTTAATGTTAGTTCTCCCGGCACAATTGATGACCCCATCCAGGCATCGAGGGGCATGGAGTACGAGTACGGCAAATACTACCTCGACCCGGAGGATAGCAAAACCTACCTCTGCAAGCGTCTGAACGAAACCGGGACCATCGTGCTGTATTACCTGCCGCACGAGCTTGTAGGCCAGTATTTTGAGGAGGTAACCTAATGGATATTTTCCTCCCCAAAGATGTGCATGAAGAATTCGCCAGGCGCATGGAGGATGAAAACCGGCGGCAGAACCACCGGATTGACAACCTAGAAAACAGCGTGAAAGCCTTTGGCGAGATCGCCAACAGTGTAAACCGCTTGGCCACCAACATGGAGACCATGACAACCGAATTAAGCCGACAGGGCGAACGCCTTGAGACGCTGGAAAGAAAGCCGGGGGACAACTGGAACGCTGTCCTCCGGTCTATTTTAACCGGTATCGGCGCAGCTATTGCTGTTGCCGTTGTCGCTGTAATCGCCAATAACCTCGTAAAGTAAAGGAGAATGGAAATGAACGAATTTGTAACTTGGACTTCCCTTGGCACTTATGCTGGCGCTGTAATGATGGTCACAATCATTACCCAGTTCCTCAAGCAGACCCCTCTCAAGAACATCAACACCCAGCTGCTTGCTTACATCATCTCTGTGGCCATCCTCATCGGAGCCGAAGCCTTTAACGGCTCTGCTCTGACGGTACAGGGCGTGGTGCTGTGCCTGCTGAACGCTGTTATTGTCGCTTTGGCTGCTAATGGTACATATGACGCAGCCACCACCGGCATGGTCAAACACACTGATGCGGCTATTTTGGATGCCGAAGGAAAGGGGGAAGCCTAATGGCTTTCCTCTCTCCCGACAATGTACGCTATGATAACGGCGTAAAAATCTGTGAAAAGCTTATTCCTGATAGCGCCGTATGGAACCGAGACTATACCGAGGCCGGTTATACATACCGAAAAGGTACGCAGTACAAGGCAAACCGGGCGTTATCCGCCATTAACGGTGTGACTATTCACAATACTGGCCGGATTAAAGTCCCCAGCGGTACCACAATGGCGGAGCAGTACACCCGCGCGACCTACCCGAACTGCAATATGGGGTCTGTCCGTGTCCACTACTATGTGGACGAGAACGAAGCATGGCAGAACCTTGACGAGGGCGAGGTCGGCTGGCACGCTGCTGATGGAAACTACGGCCCCGGCAACAGCACTACCATCGCCATCGAGATCATCATGGACGGCACTGGTGCCGAGTATAACCGGATTGCCGAAGATAACGGCGCAAGACTTTGCGCTGCTATTCTTAAACGGCATGGTTTGAACGAGAACGCCGTCTACCAGCACCATGACTGGTACGCAAGGAAAGATTGCCCTGCCTATATCAGACCGCACTGGAGTGCGTTTTTGGCGTTGGTGCGGCAGTATCTCAATGACGATGCGCAGGTGCCGAGCGATTATGATAAACTGGTCGCCGAGCTGGAAGAAATCAAAGAAAAATACAGAACCGAACACGCCAGCGCACAGGCGCTGCGTGGGAGAATTTTAGCCGCTGTGGAGCAGTATGACACAGCGGCATATGACAAGGAGGGGTAATTTTGGCACTGAGAAAGAACACAACCCTTGTAAACGATGGCGGAAGCAACCGCACAATAAAACCGATTGGGTACGATGTGGCGAGGGCGGGCGCAGCAGCAGGCTCCGAAGTAAATAAGCCCGGCAGGGGCGCTGTAGATGCAGCGATAAAGGGCGGAGCTCTTGCTTCGGCAAAGGCTAACCTAGCTGGAGTTTCCCCGAAAATTTCATCCACCGTGACGGACACCTCCGAGCGGGACGCATACCTTGAGAGCCTGAAAGCGCAGCTGGATGCGCAGACCGCTGCCTATGACCAGTTGCTTGCCTACAACCAGCAGATGTATGAGGCCCAGCAGAAACAGGCGGCCCAGCAGCGAGAGGACAATGCACGCAGGGCGTACATTGCCAAAGAGATGGCGCTAAAGAACCTCCCCGGGCAGCTGGCCCGTGAGGGTATCAATGGCGGCCTTGCGGAAAGCTCCTATGTCCGGCTGAACAACCGCTATAACAGCAGCCTTGCCGATGCGGATAACGCCTATTCCGATGCGGTGAATCAGGCATACCTTGACATGATTCAGGCGAACCGGGAGCCGCAGACCGGGAAGATGAACGCACAGGCAAGCTATTCCGCCGGGCTGGCAAAGGCCCCGAAGGCAAAGACAAAAACCACCAAAAAGGACAACCCAAATTACAATGCCGCCTTGCAGGACTCCTACAACATGTTGCGCCGGGCCGGTTATTCTGATTCAATGGCGGCAAGACTTCTCGGACTTGAATGACAGGAGGAAAAATGGATAGAAAAACGCTGGAACAAAACTATCAAAAATCTTTCGGTGCATCGCCTGCCGCGGAGCTTGAGCAGAACTACCAGCGGAGCGGCATTGACTCTCTTGTTCAATCTGTGAAGAAAGCTACCCAATATAATCCCTCTGCCCCCAGCACGCAGCCTACACAGGCTGCGCCTGCTGGGGCTTCTTCTAGTAAACAAAGCGATGTCATGAAGGAGCAGCTGGATGCGATTAAGAAACAGAGGGACGACGCGGCAATTAAGGCCGGGGCTTATATGCGAGCTGGGAATATGCCGCAGCAGGCCAAGGAGCAGCAGAAGATTGCCAACAAGGCTGCCATTGAGTACGAGAACGCCTATACCCAGTGGAAGAACCAGCGAAATGCGGAAGCGGTAGAGGACTACAACCCGGACGAGAATAAATTCAAGGCAGGCGATGCTGTCCTTTCTGGCGTGCAGAATGCATTCCAAAGCATGAGGCAGTATGCCGCTGCAGCATCTTCGTATCTTTCCGGTAATCCGGAAGCGCAGGCATGGGAAGCCAAGCGGCTGATGGAAAGCGGCGTAAGCGGTACCGAAGCCGTAAAGCGGGCCGGGCTTGCCGATAAGAGAGAAATCCCCATCACAGACTATAAGACGCAGGCAGAACTGCGCCACGAAAAGAATGTAGCCAGCGTTGGTGCTGTTGAGGGCGGAGCGCTGCAGCTGGTCAATACGATCTCGAACATGGTGCCGTCCCTTGTTGCAAACGCGATCCTCCCTGGCTCCGGTTTGCCCGTGATGGCTGCATCCGTTGCGGGCAATAAATATGCAGATGCCTATGAGAAGTACGGGAATACGGATACAGCATTCGTACTCGGCTCCGCTGCCGGTGGCGCTTCCATGCTTACCGAACAGTTTGGCGGTTTGTATGGCTCGCTGGGCAAGTCTGCCGCCGGGCAGGCCGTGGCCAAAAAACTGATGGCGGAAGCCCCCGGCCTGTATAACCTCGCCAATTCCGTGGGTGGCAAGTGGCTGCGGGACGCTCTCTCCGAAGGCATTGAGGAGGGCGCAGAGGATGTTATCAACTACGCCATTGAAAAGGCCCTCACCGGCGACAGTGACGAGATGGACAACTTCGGCTATGATATGCTCCTCGGCGCTCTCGCAGGCGGCGTGATGGGCGGCGGCAACGCTGCAATGCGTTCCGTCACCTATAGCCGTGTAGGCAAGGCACTGAATGCTTCCCCTGCTGCCGTAGCGCAGCAGGTGCAGGAGGGCATGGAGAAAGGCTCAGGCACCGCACCTGCCATTTATGCGGCGGAGGTGCAGAAGAACCCCAGCAACCAAATGGTGGGCAGACTGTATGAAGCAAACCTCACCTATGATGCCGAGAGCGGCCTTTCCAAAATCCAGAACGATATTACCCAGGTCTCCATCAATGAGATTAAGGCGATGGCCTCCAAAGCGGATGCGCTGGCGCAGGCGGCCCAAAAACTGAATGTGGAAGCTACTCCGCAAGCCGTAGCAACAGCTATTACCGATGCCCAGCGCACACAATCCATTAAAACAGCCGAGGACAGCGTAGGGCAGGCTTTTGCGCCCACAGTTGATAATCCTGTCAACGCAGGAGAGAAAGCCTACAACAGCGCCCTTGCCGGTGTAGCAGCTAACCAAGGCGTAGCTGCTCGCATCAATAACGACCCTGCCGCAAGACAGGCATTCTCCCAGTTGACCGGCGTACAGTTCAGCGGAAACACAGCACAGGATATTGCCGCTATCGAAGTGGCTACGCAGAACATTGCGAAGTCCGGTAAACAGGCGATCTCCCAGGCGGAATATGCCCAGCGTGTCACTGCTGCAGGAGAACAGGCTGCGGCCCAGTTCGATGCCGATATGCAGGCGCAGGCGGAGCAGATGCAGCGGGAATCCGATGAAAGATGGCTTTCCGTTGAGCAAAACACCATTACCGATGTAGACGGCAAGCGCCGTATCAAGGAGATCACCAATACCGATGTGCGCGGCAATACCGAGATCGGCTATAAGAAAGCTGAAATTCCCGGCAGTAAAAAGAAAACTGTTGCCGAGGTGAACAATGCAGCGAAATACCTTGGCAAGACTATCGTGTGGTTCGAGGGTGCGGTGCAGGTCAATGGGCAGTACCGACTGACCAATGGCTATCGCGCACCGGATGGCACCATTTATGTCAACATCAATTCCCGCGATCCGCTGATGGTTACTTTTGGGCATGAGATGTTTCACGACCTTGTAGCTGATAGCAAGTATTCCGGGATGATTGATACGCTGGTAGAGAACCCCGACTATGCCGATATGGTAAAGGGCATGATGGATGCCAAAACTGAACTGTACGAGCGCAATGGAATTGAGCTTGACCAGAATGCAGCTGCGGAGGAAGTCGCTGCCGATATTAGCGGTGATCTTTTGGGCAGCCGGGATATGCTGGAGTACATCGGTGCAAGAAATACGGAAGCCGCCACCGGCATTAAAGGTTTCTTGAACCGTATCCTCAAAAAGCTAAAAGGAAAGCCCTCTGCACAGGAAGCCTACAACAGGCTGTCCGAATCGCAGCGGGCTTTGATTGACGGTATGGAAGCAAGGAGCGATGCGGAAGAAGCGGGAAAGATATCTTACTCGGTTATGGATGCGGCTGTAAAAGGCAATAATCGCCCGTTCGCAGAACAGTTTGCAGATTACAAGGCTGGGAAGATGCGCCCGACGGATTTGTTCTACCTGAACAATACATCGGAATATTTGCAAGCTGCTGGTCTTGCGAATGAGCCAATTGTGATGGCACAGTCTGTTGTAACGAAGGCCCAGAGAAAGGCGACCGTTGATATTCACGGTCACGAGCTTTCTGACGATGTCATTCTCAAACTTCCGGAAATGATAGAAAAGCCCGTTCTTCTCTTGAAGTCTGACACGGTTCCCAACTCCTCTGTTGTGGTTACAGCTGTTTCCGATAGCAGTGGGAACCCTGTTGTTGTCGCTTTGCATTTAAGCAGAAATAACGGATTTGATGTGGTCACAAGAATTGCCAGCCTTTATGGGAAGGAGAACAGTCGCAATTTTATTGCAGACCAGTTGATTCGTGGGAATCTCATAGGGTATAGCAAAAAAGAAGCCAACCGACTGCTTCATCGAGATGGGCTCCAATTGCCCAGACGGAACACAGCGGTTGACTTCGACATCATTAGTGTAGCACAAGACACTGATGCTGTCAATAACTATTCTATGCAGAATAGCGCAGAAGATGCAAACGGGAAACATTCCCTTATGGATATCCCGGCAATGGACAGTACCGGCAGGGAGCTTTCTGCCGAGCAGCGGGAGTATTTCTTCGGCTCCAAAGTCGTTGACGCAGAGGGCAGGTTGAAACCTGTATATCATGGAAGCCCGGCGGTGTTTACCGAGTTTTCACCCGATTTCATGTCCCAGCATGGCAGTTCCGAGGGGCAAGGCTTCTATTTCACTGACTACAAGCCGATGGCAGAGGGCTACCAAAAGGATGGCGGACAACTCCTTGAGGGGTATCTTGATATCAAAAAGCCATTGAGCGATAGCGAGATTACGCTGACAAGGGCAGAAGTAAAAAAACTTTTGCAGGCTGTTGACCCGACCGGTGATGAAGTGCTTGTGAATTACGATCCTGCTGGCGGTATTGGGTACCCTTCAAAAACATGGTATAACCGGGCGATGGATGCTACCGTAAAGGCGGCTATGGAATATAGCGATAGTGATAGCGAAATCCTTGCAGAGATCGCGAACGGTGGAGCAGGCACCGGCGCTGTTCTTAAGGCAGCACGCAATACGCTTGGTTATGACGGATACATTGTAGAGGGCAAATATGATAATGCCACCGTGTATGTGGCGTTTGACAGTAGTCAATTTAAGAACATTGACAATACCGCTCCAACCGAAAGCAAGGATATCCGCTACTCCCTCATGGAAGATGCCCAGTACATGGCCGACATCGACAGGGTTGTTTCCGAAGCAACCGAGAAAGCAAACGATGAGCTGAAGGCTGCACAAGCTGAGGTGAAGGACATCCGTCAGCAGCTTGCTGACTATCGCCAGCAGGCAACTGCGGAAGCGAAGATGAATGACCGCTGGCGTGATGCAGAGACGAAACTTCTCACCGAAATAGCAGCGGCTAAAGAGCGAGAGAAGGCAGCAAAGGCCCGTGCAGAATTCATGGCGAAATATGACGCACTTTCCAAGCAATACCGTGCTGACCTCCGTGCGAACAATCGGCAGGTGCGGGACAAGTACAACGAAAAGCTGTCCGAAGCCAAGGACGAATTCAACCGGCGGAGGACGCAGGACCGCATTGACCGAGTGGTGCGGGAGGATCGGGCAAAGAGCAAAGCCAGATTGAGGACGGCGGAACAGAAATCCACCACTACGGAAGATGTTGCCAAGGTTCTGACCGAAATGCCGAAGAAGGACAAGGAAACCTTTAAGGCGAAAGCCGCCAAAGACTGGCGCACCTTTAAGCGCCAGTGGATCAACACTAAGGATGAGCTGGAGCGATTCGGGAACGAAGTCGGCGACAGCAGAATCATGTATGCAGCGAACAATGTCGGGCAGGCATCTGCGGCGGCGCAGTATTCCATTGGCGGCGCCGGGCAGTATGACCTTAACGGCAAGAAGATCGGCGATAAGAACCTCATGCAGGTATTTGAACCGGCGAAAAAGGCTGGCTTGACCGATGAGTTTTACACCTACCTGTTGCATGAGCACAATGTAGACCGCATGAGTGTACGCGAAAACGCGCAGCGGCAGCTTGCAGAACTTCGTGCGAAACTGAACAGGGAAGTCAACGGCTTTGCGGAAATGACAGATGAGAACATCGCCACAGCCGCAGGCAAGGATACTACCCTTACAAAAGCCTACACCGAGGCACAGATTGCCGCCGCCAAGCAATATAAGCAGTTCCAGGCGTGGGCAGAAAAGCAGTTTGACAAGCCTGTATTCGGCAGCAGCGTGACTGCAGACGATAGCCGTGCCGCCGCAGCTGACCTGCTGGATGCACACCCTGAATTTGAGAAGTGGGCAAAGGATGTATATGCCTACCTTGACGGACTGATGGAGGTGCGAAAGCAGGGCGGACTCGTGAGCGCTGATATGGCACAGTACATGAAGGAACTGTATCCGCACTATGTTCCCACCTACCGCGATATGCCCAGCACCTCCGGAGGCTACTCCAACCCCAACAGCGTTGCGGTGAACAGCACCATCAAGTCCGCAAAAGGTGGCAACCAGAATATCATGCCGCTGATCGACAGTATTGCCAGGCAGACCTTGCAGACCTTCTCCGCAGCCAAAAAGAACATTCTGGGCAATATGCTGTATGAAGATGCAATGGATACTACCCGTGATATCTCGGAATACATTCAGAGTGTTACAGAGGAAGGCGATCTCGTTGACCTTGATGCGGATTCCGCAGAGAACCTCAAGAACACGCTGCGCATTTGGGTGGATGGCAAGCCGGTTACTCTGCACATGAGTGAAGCAATGGCCGATGGGTTTAGACCCATTGAGCAATCCAAATCCTTTGGAATGAGGGCGCTGCGGTCCATCAACAGCACATTCAAGAAGCTGGTCACGCAATGGAACCCTGTATTCATCGTGCGAAATTTCGTCCGTGATGCACAGTCTGCATTGTACTTTACCCATTACAGCAATGCCACATTCATTAAGAACTACGGCAAGGCCGTAAAGGAAATCGCAACGAACGGGAAGTATTGGCAGCTCTATCAGGCGATGGGCGGAAAAGGAACTACCTATTATGACCCAAAGACGGGGCTTTCCGACCGCCACCATTTCAAGAACGGTGCAGTCGATAAAGTGGCTGGTGGGTTGAATAGAGTAATCGACATTCTCTCCTTTGCCAATGAAGCGGTCGAGCAGTACCCCCGACTTGCTGAATTTATCAGCACGATGGAGGACACAGGCGATGTGCAGCAGGCGCTTTACAACGCGGCGGACATTACAACCAACTTTGGCCGTGGTGGCTTCGCGGCCCGCAAACTGAACGCTTCCCTTGTGCCGTTCTTCAACCCCGGTATGCAGGGCCTTTCCAAGAACATTCGCAATGTCATTGACCGGCGCGGCTGGAAAGAAATTGGACAGTTGATCTCCCGCTTGCTTATCAACGGCGTTGCACCCGGTATCATTATGGGCCTGCTGTATGATGGGCTGAAAGAGGACGATGACTACAAGGAGCTTTCCAACTACATCAAGGATAGCAACATCCTCATCAAAATCGGCGACAATAAGTTTATCAAGGTTCCGATGGGCCGTGAACCTTCCGTTATTACGGCGTTCACCAATCGGATGTGGCGCTGGCTGAAAGGGGAACCTGCGAGCAGCGCGTTTGCCGGTTATCCGTCTTTCGCTATTGAGCAGATTGCACCGAACAATCCGCTGACCAATAACATCTTCGCAGGGATTACTGCGATGAGCACCAATAAGACCTGGTACGGCGGCGACATCGTTTCCAGTTACATGGAGGAAAAACCGGATTATCTGCAGTACGATGAAAGCACCGATGCGTTTTCCATCTGGCTTGGTGAAATTACTCGTCATGGGAAAAACGGCATCGAAGGGCTTTCCCCGAAGAAGGTCAATTACCTGATCGACCAGTATTCCGGCTTTATCGGTGACTGGCTGCTCCCGACGCTTTCCAAGAAAGCAGATGTCCCTGCGGTGGTAAAGGCTTTCGTGGTAGATAGCGCCCGGCAGAACCGGCTGGGCAGCGACTTCTATGATGCACTGGATGAAGCCAAGCAGGTAAAGGAGACCGAGCTTGCGACAGCAGCCGATGATGCAACCTACTCCTACCTGTATAAGCAGAGCAAGGCCGCATCCGAGATCACAAAGCAGCTCAAGGAAATCTACAACAGCGGCGAAAAGACCCGCAAGGAGAAGCGGGAGGAAGCCCGTGACCTCTTAGAGCTGCGGAACGAGATTTATAGAAAAGCCCTGTTGACCGTCGGCGCCTACGAGGAAACCGCAAAGAGCATCGGAAGTGCAGACAGCGATGTGGTGAAGCGCGAAGCAAACCGCAAGGCGTTCGGCGCGGAGTACGCACTAAAGACATACAACAAGGATGTCGGAGAAAAGGCAGCCGAGTATGTCG